AAAAATATATATAATAAAATTAAAAAAATATTACAAATTTATTTATTATATCTAATTATTATATATAACTAAAATGACTTCATATTATCCACCTCAATTTACATATACTAAATTTAACCCTTTGAATTTTGAAACAAAGGTAGATGTGGAAGACCATTTAATTACACAAAAAACAAAAACATCTAAATTATCTATTTCAGGCAGTAATACAGTTTTATCCTCTGATTTAGTCCCTAATCACAATGGAAATCATAGATTAGGATTAAGTAAAAATAATACATTTAATTTATATGGGAATAAAGTTTTAATAAATGAAGGAAGTAATGACACTTCAGTATCATCAAATAATATTGAATTAAATACAGGAGTAGATGCAATGTATCAACCTATTTATTTTGATACAGATAGAAGGGCTATGTATATAGGTCAAGGATACGAAAATGGTAATAATTCTAACAATGGTTTTACTATGGGTATTACTGGAGGTTCAGGAGCAAATCCTAAATTATGTTTTTTAATACAAAAAGATGGAACAATATATAATAGAGGACTTTTAAGAAATAATGATATAAGACCTAATATCGATAATACTTATCAATTAGGCTCAAGTGATTTTAGATGGAACGATGTGTATGCTTCAAATGGAACTATTAATACCTCTGACGAAAGACAAAAAACAGATATAAAAAAGTTAGATCAAGAAAAAACCATAAATTTCATAAAATCATTAAGAACTGTTAGATATAAATTGAAAAATCATAAAAGATTTCATTGTGGTTTAATATATCAAGAATTAGAACCAGCATCAAAAGAATTTTTAAAAGAGTGGGGTTTATTGTATAACGAAGATGATTTTTTAGGTGTAAGATATGATGAATTATATTCTATATTAGTGAAAACATATCAATATTTAATAGAAAAAAATGAAGATTTACAAAAAAGATTAAATATTTTATCTAAATAAATAATATATATAATAATAATGTCTTCATATTTACCACCTGATAATAATTTACCTTCTTTTAATTCAACAGTATTTAAGGACAACTTAACAGATGAAGAAATAGAAACTCAATTAAATAAAATTCAAGAAAAAACAGAATATTTATCAGTTGTTTCAGGTGAAACAGTTTTAGATTCTAATTTAGAGGCTTCAACAACAGGAACTTTTAATATAGGAACAGATACAAAAAGATTTGATTTATTTCATACTAACGAGATACATTGTTCTAATAATACAGCAGATTCATCAGTGGATTTTGGAAATATTGAAACAGTCGCAGGAGTTGATAGATTTGTTCCTCAAATTGTATTTGATAATCCAAATTTTAACACTATGTATATAGGGACTGCTTACGATGATTCAGATGTATCAACAGCAGGTATATCAATAGCAATTGATGATGGTTCAGGAGACGACCCTAATGTTGGATTATTTGTTGATAGGTTAGGAGGTTTTTATTTAAGAAATACCTTTTATGTTAATAATGTGAGACCTAATGTCGATGACACCTATGATTTAGGTTCTTCAAGTTTTAGATTCAGTGAAATATTTGCAACTAATTCAACTATTAATACATCTGATGAAAGACAAAAAAATTGGATACAAACTTTAGATCAAGAAAAAATGATAGACTTTGTAAAAGAATTGAATCCTGTATCTTATAAATGGAAAGAAGGAAAAAACGAAGAAACACATACAGGTTTAATAGCCCAGGAATTGAAAAAGGCAATGCCATTTGATTGGGGTATATATGTTTATGATGAAGAATCAGATTCTTATGGTTTAAGATACAATGAATTAATAAGTCCCTTAATTTCTGTAGCACAATCTTTAATTAAACAGAATGAAAAAATGGAAGAGGATATAAAAAAGTTAGAATCTAATATGTGAAACCATAGAAAAAAATAAAAAAAATATTTGATTATTTAATTAAGATGTTTTGAAACATGTTTTTTAGTATTAGAAAAATTACTAAAAAAAAAATGTATAAATTTTTTAGAATTTTAAATATTATAATATAATATATATAAAAAATGTTGAATAATTTTCAAATGTTAGAACTTGCACCTAAAATGGGAATACCTTTAAAAGGTGTTTATTTTAAAGATGATTTAGAACCTAATGATTTAGAAGCAAATAAAAGTTATGTTATAAATCTAATGGATGAATTTGATGAAAATGGAAATCCTAATATAGGAAGTCATTGGGTCGCATTACATATAGGTAAAGTAAATAAAGTAATTACACCTTTTTATTTTGATTCTTATGGTATGCCTCCACCTGAAGATATTAAAAATGTTATTGAAAAAAGATTTAAAAAAAAATTAAACTATACCACTAAAAATATTCAATCATTAATGAGTGATGCTTGTGGTTGGTTTGTTATGGCTTATTTACATTTTATCAATAAATTTTATAATAGAACAGGTAATATCTATTTAGATAGTGCTGTATTTTTAGATTTATTCGAAGATTTAGATGAAGTGGTAGATTGGAAGAAAAATGAATTTATTTTGAAATTATTTTTTCAAGAACCTAATACAGCGCCAAAAGGATTAGATAAAGTTTTTAATAAAATAGCAGATGTGGATGATATTACTAAAAATGATGATGAAATAAAAGTAGATATTGAAAATATGGAGATAAGAAACTAATCTTTTTTTAAGGTATTAAATTTCTTATCTAAAAATTCTATTACAAAATCATCTATTTCATTATCAGTTTTTTCTTTAAAATAATGTAAAGATTTAAAAATGATATATATTAATTCATCATCATCTAATATGTCAATTAACATTTTTTTTAACCATTTTGGAAGTTTCATATTATATATATTTTAGTTAGATTTTAAAAAATAGAACAAATATTTTTTTTTTGTTATTTATTATTATATAAATATGATTTATGGTAATGGTTATAAAAAAGTTATGATTACTTATAAAAATAAAAAAAGAAGTGTGCCTGAAACATATGTAAAAGGATTAAAAGGAGATGATTTGAAAAAACAGATAAAATCGATATTTGAAGAAACCAGTCGTCCTCAAGATGTAGATTTTAAAACTAAAAGGTCATCTTGGTGTGAGAAATTTGAAGATAAATACGACCATAAAATTACAGAAACAGATTGGATTGATAAAAATTTATTAAGAACAAAAGGACAAGAATTAATAAAAAATAAAGGTATGAAAGCATATCAAACATCAGGAAGCAGACCTAAACAAAACCCTTATTCGTGGGGATATGCGAGATTATGTTCTGTTTTGATGGATGGTCCTTCAAGAAAAATAGATAAAAAAGAATTTAATAAATATAGAGTCTATAATTATAAATTAGATAAAGTTGAAGAAATCAATGATGTGCGAAGCCATAAACGATTTAGAGGATATTTTAGCGATGGTGATACAGTGGATTTTGGATTAACGAATCCTAAATTTGGAACTTTTTTGGATCATAAAGATAAAAAAAGAAAAGAAAACTATAATAAAAGACACGAAATAGATTTAAAAACAGATGATCCTAAAAGAGCAGGATATTTATCAATGTTTATTTTATGGAATAAAGAAACTTTAAAAGCATCTGTAAATGATTATAATAAAAGATTAAAAAATAATGACTGGTCAATCCCTAAATAATTTTAATCAAAACTTACAACTAAAGATATATCTCTTTTTTCTTGTTGAATAGTAGGTTTTTCAGATTTCTTATTTTTTTCTAAAATTATTTTTTTTTTATTTTTTTTGTCTAAAGATTTATTTTTTTCATAGTAAGACTTATAATATTTAGTAATCCATTCTTTATTTTTTCTGTAATATTCTTTTTGATATTGTAATTTATAATCTCTGTGTTCGTAATAATAAGCAAGTTGAGGATACATCTTATATATAATAATTAAGAAAATAAATATATAAATTACTTTAGAAAATAAAATATATAGATTAATTATATATAAAATGAATCTTTTAGTTTTAGAATTATATAATGCTTTTCTAAAAATGTCTATAAAGGTTTTTAGAACTCCACAAAAAACATATATTTATTCAAAACAATTAACTCCAGTAAGAAATCAATATAAAGATACAGAACACGAATATTTAGATGAAATTAAAGGTGATATATTAGGTGAGATAATAAATGGTTATGTCATCACACAGAATATTTTAGGTATCGATTTCATTGATGATATATTAGATCCAATTAATAAAGCCATTAAAGAAAATAAAGGTCAAGAAGAAAAAAAAAGTATTGAAATTTAATTTTTTATACCCTTTTTTTTAGTATTTTTTTAGTCGATTTTCGTGTAATATTTTTTTAAAAATATATAATAATAATTTAAAAAAATATAACAAATTTATTTATTGTATTTTTAAAGAAAATATAACAAAATTTTGGATATGTTTTTTTTAGTATTTTTTTAGTCGATTTTCGTGTAATATTTTTTTAAAAATATATAATAATAATTTAAAAAAATATAACATTTCTAAATTTGTATATATTCTAAAAAGTTCTTTCTAAATCGTTTTTCTTTTGGTGCTTCAATATCAATTAGTAAAACATTGAATTTTTCTTTTGTCGCGTATTCATACATATCCATTAATTCTTTTTTTGATACACCTAATTCAAACTCACTTAAAATCAGATTCAAATCTCTTTTTCCTGATAATTTCAAAATAACGAAATAGTTGCAATTTGTCCTTATCACTTTAGGAATTTTATAAAAACTCTGTGATAAATAACATACAGAAATGCCTTTTTTTCTTCCTCTTATATAAAATTCATTCATTTTTTTTTGGTCTTTTTCTAAAACTAAATCATCGAAAATTACCATATGTTGGTCTTCTTTATTGAAACTATCTAATTTAGGGATATTTTCAATACCTTCTAATATTTTAACAGTTTTTTTTGTTTTATCTTCTAACCATTCGTATAAGGGTTCTTGTTTGTTTTTCGTTATTATTGTAATTGTATTAAATGTGCCTTTTCCTGATGAAAATTTTTGAAGCATGTTTAATATAAAATTAGTTTTTCCTGAACCACTTGGGGCGACAACAACCATTCTAAAAGGTAAGACTGATAGATTATGTAAATGAAAATTTGGATTATCTTGCTTAATTAAATATTTAGACATCCCTGATTTTTTATAAAAGTTTTCTATTGTCATTATTTATATAATTTAAGTTATATTTTTTTTTTTGTTATAAAAATATAAACTATTATATATATAATTAATTTTATGAGTAAAAAAAGAATAACTTTCGATGATAAATGTAATTGTGAAGATAAACCTAAAGAAATTGAAGGTGGGTTAGCCTTTTTATTTGGATCTAAAACTGATAGAAATATTAAAAAATATGGTAAAGAAAAAATAAATAAAATAGAAATATTTAGAAGACCTTTAGATAAAAAATTAGTAGAAGTATTAAATAAATTGACAGATGATAAAGTAGAACAATTTTTAAAAAAACAACCTTACGATAAATTTTTTCATTTAGGTATTTTAATAAATGATAAATATGCTTTTGATAAACAAGAATCTTATACATTTGTAAAAGTTAATAAAAATTCATTTTTGAAAAATGCTGAAACATCTCCAGTTCAATTTAATAAAGATATAACTATCGATGATTTAGTTAATTTAACAAAGCAAAGAATGGGTAATCAACGTTTCACTGGTTATCACCCACTAAAAAATAATTGTCAGGATTTTGTATTAAATGCTTTAGATTCTATAGATGCAACTTATGATAAAGAATTTGTTAAGCAAGATGTAGCAGAATTAGCATCTAAAATCCCATCATGGAAACAAAAAATAAGTGAATTTGTTGTAGGATTAGC